CTGGAAGACAAGGGTTGGATCTGACGACAAGGGAAACATGATTGGCATTGACATGAGTGATCCCAATGGATATAGCCAGTACCTTCTATTCGAGCAGTGCCATCACTGGGCTGAGAGACTTCATTCCATGGAACTTTCAGTCAAGTCTGCTGCAGGAAATGTCATCTACGAGTTGAATTCTGCTTTCATGGCCAATCTAGAAACTCTGTCGCCAACAATAAAATTTGCGATGGCAGCTTGTGACATGATCGGGACAACATCGTGTTCACAGTTTGTGAACGAGTCCTTCGGGAGGGTTAGGCAGCTCAGAGAAAATGGGAGCAGTTCCCTTGTTTGTGCACTGGCTCATAGTCTAAACAGAGAGCACTTCAATCAGATGTTCAGAGTGGGACCTGGCATGACAAACGATCCTAGGAAAATTTTCAACCTACCAACAGATAAGGTGCCCTATGACTTCGGCGTGTACCCTTTTTATGATGTGGACATACAAGATGTGATTGGCCCTGAGTACCACAATTATTTAATAATAACCGATCCTGGTGTCCCAAACAAAGTTAAAAACTTGCTCTATACTCCTCTGACTAGGGATGAAGTGGACGAGGCATTCCCATCTGAAGACTCTGGTTTGCTAAAGAAAGATCACTTTGGCATAAGTCAGGGGCTGGTCAGACAGCTTACTAAGATGAGAGAAAGGGTGGGGGCAAAATCAAAGGAAACTGAAGACTTCTTCAAGGAAAACCCTTTCTTGATTGTCAGAGGTCCAGAGACGCTAGAGGAAACAAAGCATGTGATACACTCCAAACTGTTCACAAAAGGGGCCTCTGAGTCTCTTAGACGAACATCACCTGCAATTTACATGGGAAGGCTGAGCGCCTTTGAGACAGCAAGAGCCTGGACAATATACCAAAAAACTGGGTCTATATCAACTGACCTAGAGACAGGAGACCAGGAAGACATATTAGAGAGCGTTAAAGCTACTTACCATGATTTCTTGGAGTGGGGTCTGTCTGCATCTAGCGAGAATCAGTTTGACTTCGAAGGGCTCCTTCCTATTATCTTCCCTCAAGGGAACTCCTTCGAGATAGTCAAGCAGTTTGTGGGGAAGTTCGGGCCAACCAGAACAAATAGCAAGAGATACTCACAGGCTGTTAGAGTTTGGGCTGTGAACACCTTTAACTACAACTTCAGTACAAGTCTTAGGTCAATTTTAGAAACTAGCTTTGGTTTGTCTCAGCTGGCAGGGGAAGGTGATGTAAAAGAGTTCAAGAAACTCTTAAACATGGACCTGAGCAGCCTGTCAAACTTTGTGACAGAGTGTGAGGAGAAAGGACTCAGGCCTTTGGACATATTCTTCTATATGACGAAAATTTATAAAGCCTCACAAGCTCGCAAGATACAGGCATTTGCCTCTGGCCCATCAAGCTCTAGCTTGCACGTGACCCTGAGTACAATAAAGCGCTTCAATCATCTCCCATGCGCAGTGTCAGAAGTTGAGTTAGGTATTTCAAGTGCGACATCTGACACAGAGAACAGAAAAGACCTTGAAATGGATCTTCTAAAACTGACATACAACCTTCTTGCAATGAGTCTCAATGGGTCCCTCACTGGGCTAGAAGAGAACCCGATAGATGTGTTCACAATACGAGGCGAGACCCTCCGATCCAGGTGTGAGACTCTTGTTCGTGGTATTCGAAGCACGGATGGCTATGATAGGCAAACAAAAAAGATACTATTATTTCTAGCTGGAACAGTGCTAACAAAGTCAGAGTTTAAAGAGAGGCTACTAGTCTGGAAGAGCTTGAACTACACTTACATAAAAAAACAGAAGAAACACCTAACCCCATCGGGTGGGACCGAGTGGTCAGGTGACTTGTCAGTGCTAGTGAATTATGGGAGAGAGTGTTACACCCTTCATGAACGTAGCGGCTATCGATACATCGAGACAGGTCGTATTTTGGAGCCAAGGGTTCTGCTCCAGAGTTTGCACGACATTTGTAGAGTTTTAGATATGGAACCACGGACTTTCTTCACACGGAAAGCGCTAAAGGTTGCGGATATTTACCTAGGAGACAATACAAAGAGCTTACACACGGCTGAGGTAACCGGAACAGTGGCTAGTGTCCTGAACCTAACTGTCAATAGAGCCTACAGCTATAAAAGGCTGCAAGATTTCGACAACTTCACTGTCAACACAGTGGTAGGCAAAGACAGCTCCATCAGGTTGTTTCTCCAGGAGCGCAATAAGACTTCAGCAACTCTCGTTCACTTTCCTGGCACTTATTACCCTTGCACGGTGCCTAAAGATCTTGTGGTGACAGGAAAGGCCTTCTTGAGCGGTGTCAAGCTTTCGTCTATACTCCGAAACAGAGACTGGTTCTACAACACAAGACTGCCCCTTATGTCTGACTCTGAAACGATAGAATTTCTGAAAACAGACGTAATATACACCGAGACTCTAAAAGCCACCCAACAGACAACAAACAGGGTGAAAGAGTATATGTTGGAACATGAGGAGATAGAAGAGGAGACATTTGCAGTCTTAAACCAAGGAACAACAGGCTCAGGCCAGGTGGTGGCGATTCGTGATTTCTCTCTGATTTCTAACACCAAGATCCGGGACTTGTTCAAGGCAGCGATGGATTCACTAACTCCAGGTGGTGCTTTCTCTATTGAAGAAATCCCAGCTCAAGGAGGCACACAAAACTGGGCTGATGAGATGAATGAGCAAGAAGGCGAAGAGCCCGCAGACAGCTTTGAAGGCATCTCTGGAGCCCTGGGGACTGAAGAAGATGGGATCAGATACACTAGATCTCTTGGCTATGTGAAACCAAAGAGACTCAATCACCTAATGATAGGCACTCTACAACTCTCTCTTACAATAAAGCGCCAGGTCCTGAATCTCTTTTTCAAGAGAGGGTCTTTATTATCTGAGAGCAAGCGCGACTTGCCCAACTATGCTGTCTGGCTTAGAGATCTTACAACCTTACGAACGGATCTCCGGGATGCTCTATCAGCCCTGATCAGCGAGATTCTGGAAGCCTCACTAGGCGTTTCCAAGCAGAAAATCTCCGAGACACTGCTAAAAGCTAGCTCAAATCTAGCTAGGCCTATCTCAAGGGTCCAGACATTCCTTTTCTCAGAAGGGACCGGTGGTCTCAACCTGTATGAAGAGCTTGAGCAGCTTGATGATGAAATGTTAATATACTCAGATTCAGACGAC